TATATACTGCAAATTATATACCAAGTGGAACAGCAATTGGTGTCAACGGCAATGATTGGAAATTTGGCACAGATGGTAAATTAAAATTACCAGGTACGGCATACAATAATACTTCGCCAAACTATATACATGCTAATCAAGGTATTGGATTGCACCCAACTCACAATACAGGCGGTACTGGTCCAGAATTATACATTTACTACAACGATGGTATAGTAGTTCAACCGTTTACTAATGATTACCTCACACCCAATAATGCTGCAGCACCGTTATATATTTCTGGTTCAAATTTGCCAAGTGGTAGTGCATCAACAGGTAAAACTGCTGGAAATGTTTATATAGAAGGTGGACGCAATGCCCAAGATAACACCTACGGCAAAGTAGTTGTTAAGAGCGGCACGAATCAATGGCAATTTAATTCAAGCGGTCAATTAACATTCCCAGATACTACTATTCAGCATACTGCCTACAGAGAACCAGATGTAACAAATCAATTCTATGTTGATCCGTTTGCTGCAAATACTTATACCCCAACTGGAAGTATACTAAAACCATTTAGAACTATTGCTGCTGCACAAGCAGAAATAGAAGCTCGTATCACAGCTAATACATTAGTTCCAGGAGAACTTAATCCGATCTTTATTGTGTTAACTGGATCTATTACTGAAAATGTAACGTTAACTAGAGGTCATGTGTTCTTAACTACACTAAACGGTGGTATACATACTCCAATTTATTTAACTGGACAGATTACGATTAATGGTAACAACTCTTCTACAGGTGCAATCGACGCTAATCACTTTGCTATTACTGGTTTAACTATTATTGGACCTAATCAAGGTGCTTGTATATACTTTACCGGTACCAACGCACAACGTCTGCAAGTACAAGATATCTGGTTAACTGCGCGTGGTAGCCAAACTGGTACAACACCGTTCGTTGACGCAGGCGGTTATGGTATTTTTTCTGATAACTCAGGCGTAAGAGCAAGTGATAACAAACGTTCACCTATTCACGGCAGTGATGTTAAAATTAGTCATACTGGTTCTGGTGACGTGTATTGCTTTAGATTTAGCAACGGGTCTACCGGTGAATTTGATAAGGTAGAAACCAGTGGAGCTACACAAGTAGGTGCTGCAGGATCTGGTTCATTATTAGCGTTTACTAACTCTACACTAGATGCTAACGGTGAGGTTATATTAGAAGCATACGGCACTGGATCTATTTCAGTTAATAACTGTTTACTTTCTAATTCAAATACTGGTGTTTCATACGGTATTTGGTTACACGACTTAGGTGGTAACGCAATTATTATTAATACTGTAATTTCAGTGGCATCATCTAATGCTGCAAGTCGCATGATTAAAGGGAATGCAACAGATCCAACTGGTGTGTTCTATAATAATATTATGGTAGGTAAATCAACTACATATCCGTATCCAGATTTAAATAAGAAAGTAGATAATACTGTTGTGTTAACAGCTTTAACTGGTGCTGCTGGTTTAACTGCAGTTAATCCTTAACAATTTAAATTAACAAATACTAAAGCCGCGTTATAAGCGGCTTTTTTATCTCTTGCATTTCTTGCAACTATTTGCTATAATATACAAAACATAAGGAGTTCATTTATGTATACAGACATATTAATTATAATAGCATCAATATCAATACCGCTTATAATTACACTTTTAACTATACTATCAGGAAAAGAATAATGGGAATGTTTGATTCATTTTACGTAAGAGGCGTTGAAGTACAAACAAAAGCTCTTGATAACAATTTAAGCAGTTTTCAGTTAGGTGACACTGTTCCTAACTACGAAGGCAACTTTGACGGTCCAACAGGCACTTACTACTTAATTGAAGATTCATGGCCAACTAAGGAATGGTACGGACTTGTTATAATTGACAATATATTTGTTGATGCAGTTAAAGCGCAAACAGAAGAAGAAGTTAGGCGAATAACAACAACAACATTTGCAACTCTTAAAGAAAGACCAGAGTTTGTTGCACAATTACTAACTGCAATAGTTAAAACAGAACTTAATCCAAAACTTAAACTTGCAGAACTTAAATTAAAACGGATTAGATCTATCATTTATGATTACAAACAATCACTAGATCCAGACACTGATAACCGTATACGTATGTTTAGTTCATTGCATCCTAAAATTGATGAGTTTAGAAAAGGTGCAAAATTAGAAGTATTCATTAACGAAATACTTGAAGGTAAATTTTTAAATAATAATGAGGAGGATGAATGAGCATGTTTCCAACTATAACTAACTTAGATGATTTTAAAGCTAATGTAGGTGAAATACCTGGCATTGAGTTTAAAACTAATGAGGATGGTTATACAGTTGCGTCTTACTATATTTTAGATAGTAAAGTATTTGACAATCCATATGCGCGTGAGTGCCGTGGTATTACATTTGATAAAAACGGCAAACTAGTTTCACGTCCATTTCACAAGTTTTTTAACTTAGGTGAAAAAGAAGCTACTTTAGAATCTAACTTAGATTGGAATAACGTTGAATCTGTAATGGATAAACGCGATGGCTCAATGATATCTCCTGTGCTTTTTCCAGATGGTACTATCAAGTTCAAAACTAAACGTACTTACACATCTGATGAAGCAATACACGCTAATAACACATTTGGGCCAGGTACTCCGCAATATGAAATGTCAAAAGAGTTATGCCAATTAGATTGTACGCCAATCTTTGAATTAACTTCTCCTGTAAATCGTATTGTAGTAGCATACAAAGAATCCGAACTTACCCTACTAGCAGTACGACACAATGAGTCAGGTAACTATATTACACGCGGAGAAATTGAAGCGTTAGGTTCTGCATGGAATGTGCCTATAGTTGGTACTAACTTATGGTCTAACATTGAAGACTACAAAGATAAAATCAACACGCTAACTGCGTTTGAAGGTTTTGTAATTCAGTTCCATACTGGCGAAATGATTAAAATGAAAACTTTGTGGTATATGTCGTTGCATCGTAATGTTACATTTACTACAGAGAAAAACATAGTTGAAATGATCTTTGATGAAACTCTTGATGACTTCAAAGCATACTGTACTACAGTTGAAGATTTTGATTTGTTTGATAAAGTGGTAGAAATTGAATCACGTGTAAACGACACATTATCTGAAATCATCGAAGACGTAAACACTACTGTTAATACTTGCGGTATTGAAACTGGACAATTTAAAGAGTTTGCGTTAACGTACAATAATCATCCACTATTTTGGCTACTGATGATGAAGTTTAAAGGTCAAGAACCTGCGTATGCCAAATACTTTTTAAACAACCATTTACACGAATATTCACGGGAGTGTATATAATGAAAAAAGATTTAGAAAAAGCACTTAACAAACAACTACAAGGTCCACTTACTGATAAACAGTGGAAGTATTTTAAAAGCATCTGCAATCATCAATTAATTTCAATGGATGACACTGCACTTGAACGTAACTCTCCATTTATGACTGCACGATATTGGTTTGATATCGGATGGCGTGCTAAGAAAATTATTAAAGCACGTAAAAAGGCAGCTGCATAATGGAAACGTTATTGATGCTGTTTTTCTCATCGTATTGTTCAGTACTGCTGTTAGGATTTCAATCTCAAATTGTACGCGACAAACATGTTCTAACTGCATTTATTACATCACTAATGCTTGGTACTTGCCAACTAGTTTTATTTAAATTAGCACCAACTGCATCTACTTACGAAAGTATAGTATTTGTACTAGGCGGTGCATGTGGTATTGTATCAAGCATTTACTTACACAACTTTTGGCTATGGATGCGTATCCGTAAACACTCGAGGTATAAACATGAGCGTTATGACTGATTTTACGCTTAGTACATTCTTTAACTTAATATCATTTATTGGTATTATGTTACTTCTTTTTGGAGTTAACCCAATTATTGGGGGTTCTCTAGTTGCAGCTGGATTAGTTGCATTTTCTCTATTAATTGTGTTTCATAAGATTTGACATCGTATACAAAATATAGTATAATATTATTTTTAACTTAGGAGTCCACATGATACAAAAAGTTTCATTTAGATCTATGAACAATGGTGTAGAATCACGCAACAAAGTTATGGTCTATGACTTTTCAAAAAAAGAAAGAGGCATTACTCAATTACTTGTTAATGCAGCTGCACACGAATCACTAAGAGGTAACACAGTAGTGTTTCTTAGTATGGAAATGCATGAAGATGCAATTAAAAAACGATTCAATGACGCAAATTCAAATGTTGAAAACATTCATATTATTGAAAGCTTAATGAGTGTAGCAGTAAAATCTACACATGAGATTTACAATGGTGAAATGGTTCCTTACTTATTTGAACTTTACAAAGGTGTTGATTTAGCAGTTAAGCCAAACATACTTGTTATTGACTGTGCTGACTTCTTAGTTGGTACAGCTATAATTAACAAACTAATTCACTTTGCAGATAACGAGAATATCAACATTTATACTGCAATCCGTAACAAAAGCAGATTACCAAACGTATGGGAGGAATAATGATAGACTCACGAAAGCTACAAAAATACACAAAACAAGATCATGCAGCATACTTGTTCATTAACGATTTAGACCGCAAACTACGGTCCGATCAGGCTACTAGACTTGATCGTGTATTAACTGTAGTAATGTACGATAAAATAAAAGAAAATAAAGGCTTGTTTAGTCCTAGACAATACAATCCAACTAAAGAGCCTGGCGTTGATTGGTATTATCAGCCATCTGTTGCTACTTGGTTTACTGAACCAATGATGGCAAAATTAGTAGACGATCTTGACGAATACGGTTACCATTTACGAGCCGAGGAACATGATTCTCCGCAATTTGATCACGCATTCAAATTAACTATTACTTGGTGATTTATGAAAAAATACTTTTTGGTTTTATTATTAGTAAGTACAGCGTATGCCAATGACGATATTGACATTACTCCTATGCTTGAGAAATATGCAGCAGCTAATCCAGTACAGCCGTTACCTGATGTAGTTTTTCCAATTGAAGATGATATGCCAAAGAGTAAACAAGGTAAGTCTACTATACGTAAGACTAACGGTAAGTGTACTGAAGCAGTATCACTAATGGAAGTTTGTAAATCTCCATTACAACTTAAATATGAAAGATTCCGCGCTACCTTAAAAGCTAAGGCGGCTGCAAAACGCAAACAAGTATTAGAAAAAGGTAAGAAATGAAAAACCACGTGATGCTGGATTTGGAAACTTTGTCAACTAAGACAAATGCAACGATCTTAACTCTAGGCGCTGTTAGATTTGATCCGCTCGGAAACGACCCAATTGAAGAGAAAGATAAGCTATATATTAAAATAGACTTAGACAGTTGCGCAGACTTAGATCTACACATTGACGATAACACTATTGAATGGTGGGCTAAACAGTCACCAGAAGCACAAGAAGAAGCGTTTGGTGAAGAAGGTAGATTGTCTGCAACTGATGCATTTACTCAACTCTACAAGTTCTGTTGGGGTGCAAGTTGCTTTTGGTCAAATGGTGCAGGGTTTGATATTGTAGTATGTGACACTTACTTTGATCGTATACAAAAAGCTGCTCCATGGAAGTATTGGGCAATACGCGATGTACGCACAATGTTTGATCTAGGCATTGATCCAAAAATGCCACAAGTAACAGCTCACAATGCTGTAGAAGATGCTGTAGCACAAGCAATCGGTGTACAGAATGTATCACAAGTACTAATGGAACATGGCATTACTCCATTTAAGAAATACAAATGAAACTAAAATATCATGCATTATTTAAAACGCAGCTGGAATCATTTCCAGCTGATACAGGTGTCGGGTTATTGTGGTACATGATTATAGGCAATAGTGGTCGACACATTGAACGAATGCCAGTAAGCATTAGCAATCCCGTAAACGACATTAAAAAACGTTTGAACCCAAATAAATACAAGTTTATAGAAATAACAAATCAAATGCCGGTGTTTAAAAAATTATGAAACAATATACAAACAATTTACACGTAGTACAAGCAATGCAATTTGAATACTCTGATACGGGCATTGAACAATTAAAAGGATTCCTTGGTGAAGAATTAATTCAGTATGGAAAAGATCGCCAACCTTATGCAATGGGTTGGGCAGAGATAGGAGTTGTAGAGCATAATCATAATCTAGCCCCGCCTGCAAAGTATATTGCAACAGAAGGCGATTATGTTGTTAAAGATATTAATGGTGAATTTTTCACATGTAAATTAGATTTCTTTAATGAATATTATTCAGAAATTATTCAAAAATAACAAGTATTAAAGTATTCGGGTTTAATACACGGGCATAGTGTCCAAATTACTCGCTTAAATATATAGGAGAAATACATTGAAATTATCAAAACTAGCTATTGCGGTAACAGTTGCACTAACATCAAGTGTAACTACATCGGCATTTGCGCTAGATTTGTATGTTAACACAAAAACGAAACAAATTTTTGCAGAACCTGGTAAAGGTCGCCAAAAATTGGGTGCGTTTGAAAAAGTAGACGAAGCTACACATACAACAGTCAACAATGAACATACAATCCAAGCGGTTGAAAGTGAAAAATCTGAAATCAAAAAAATTGAACAAGATTTAGAGGTTAAAGGCAATGAAATCAAAGCTCTAGAAGAACACATCGTTGCTAATAAAGAGTCAGCAGCTAAAAACGATGAAAAATGGTTTAACAAAATTAGTATGCGTGGTTATACTCAATTACGTTTTAACCAACCACTTTCTGGCGATAGAGAAGCGAGAGGCAAAACTGACCCAGAAATGAGATCACCTGGTGATAGTGGTATTAAGGATAATGGTGGGTTTACATTCCGTCGAGTTCGTCTTGTTTTCTCAGGTGATATTAATGATTACGTATCACTTTATATCCAACCAGATTTTGCAAGTAATGTCAGCGATTCACAACAACATTTTGTGCAACTTCGTGACGCTTATGCCGATTTGGCCTTTGATAAAAAACATGAATACCGTATTCGTGCGGGTCAATCAAAAGTGCCTTTTGGTTGGGAAAACTTACAGTCATCGCAAAATCGTATAGCGTTAGATCGTAACGATGCGTTAAACAGTGCTGTACCAAGTGAACGTGATTTAGGTTTAATCGGATATTGGGCGCCATCTGAAGTCCAAAAATTATGGAAAGACTTGTCGAAAAAAGGCTTAAAAACATCGGGTGACTACGGTATCTTAGGTTTTGGTGTTTACAATGGTCAAAGTATCAATAAAGCCGAAACAAATGATGACCTTTATTTAGTGGCACACAGTACCTATCCAATTGAATTGAACTTCTTAGGCTCATTCTTCAAAGGTCAAGTATTAGAAATTGGTGCAGATGCTATCAGTGGTAAATTTAATACACCTACTGCGTCAATTACACCATTTGCAGGTGTTGATGGATTTAACGGCAAAACATCATTTACACCAACATCTTTAGGTGGTAAAAATGGTATTCGTGAAGAACGAGTTGGCGTTCATGCTGTATTATTCCCACAACCTTTTGGTTTACAAACTGAATGGAACTGGGGTGAAGGTGGAACTTTAGATACAACACAGAAAAAAATCACCAGCCAAGGTTTGAGCGGTGGTTATGTTCAAGCTATGTATAAAATAGATAAAGTTTTACGCTCTGATGATTCAGTCATTCCTTACACAAAATGGCAAACTTATGATGGCGCCTATAAGGGAGCAAACAATGCGCCACGCGTTTCAGTTGAAGAAATTGAGGCTGGTGTAGAATGGCAAATGATGAAAGCTTTAGAATTAACCGTGGCTTATTCAACTATGGATAGAACAAACGTTACTAACTTAGGACAAGCTTCGGGCGATATGATTCGTACACAGTTGCAGTGGAACTACTAAAAAAATATGAAATAATTTTATCAGATGATAAATAAAAACGTATTAAATGCCAATAGGGTTTAATACACGGACATAGTGTCCAAATTACTCGCTTAATATATAGGAGAAATACAATGAGCAAAATTATCGGAATCGACTTAGGTACAACAAATAGCTGCGTAGCAATCTTAGAAAACGGAATTGCTAAAGTAATTGAAAACGCAGAAGGTACACGTACTACCCCTTCAATCATCGCATACACTAACGACGAAATCCTAGTTGGTGCAGCAGCAAAACGTCAATCAGTAACAAATCCAAAAAACACATTATATGCTGTTAAGCGTCTTATTGGTCGTAAATTTGATGAGTCAGCTGTACAGAAAGATATTGACTTAATGCCATATAGCATTATTAAAGCTGAAAACGGTGATGCATGGGTAGAAGCAAATGGTGAGAAACTAGCTCCTCCACAAGTGTCTGCAGAAATCTTACGTAAGATGAAAAAAACTGCAGAGGACTATTTAGGTACAGAAGTAACTCAAGCAGTTATTACAGTACCTGCATACTTTAACGATTCACAACGTCAAGCAACTAAAGATGCAGGTCGTATTGCTGGATTAGAAGTATTGCGTATTATTAATGAACCAACTGCTGCAGCATTAAGCTACGGTGTTGATAAGTCTGACAAGAAAGACCGCAAAGTTGCTGTATTTGACTTAGGTGGTGGTACTTTTGATATTAGTATTATTGAGATCGCTAATGTTGACGGTGATAAACAAATTGAAGTGTTATCTACAAACGGTGATACGTTCTTAGGTGGTGAAGATTTTGATCAACGTTTAATGGATCATTTGATTGATGAATTTAAGAAAGAGTCTGGCGTAGATCTTAAAACTGATACAATGGCGTTGCAACGTTTAAAAGAAGCTGCTGAAAAAGCTAAAATTGAATTGTCAAGTACTGCACAAACAAATGTTAACTTACCATATGTTACTGCAGATGCTACAGGTCCAAAACACTTAAATGTAACAGTAACTCGCGCTAAGTTTGAATCATTAGTTGACGACTTAGTACAACGTTCAATTGAACCATGTAAAATTGCAATTGCAGATGCTAAAGTACAATTGTCAGATATTGACGAAATTATTTTAGTAGGTGGTCAAACACGTATGCCTAAAGTACAAGAAGCAGTTGAAGCATTCTTTGGAAAAGCACCACGTAAAGACGTTAATCCAGATGAATCTGTTGCTGCAGGGGCTGCTATTCAAGGTGCAGTGTTAGCAGGTGACAAAACTGACGTATTGTTACTTGACGTTACTCCATTAAGTTTAGGTATTGAAACAATGGGCGGAGTTTTTACTAAGTTAATTACTAAAAATACAACTATTCCAACTAAAGCAAGCCAAACGTTCTCAACCGCAGAAGACAATCAACCTGCTGTTACTATTAAAGTAGGACAAGGTGAACGTGACTTGTATCGTTACAATAAACAACTAGGCGAATTTAACTTAGAAGGTATTGATGCTGCACCACGTGGGCAACCGCAGATCGAAGTAACTTTTGATATCGATGCTAACGGTATTATGCATGTAAGTGCTAAAGATAAAAACACTGGCAAAGAGAACAAAATTGTTATTAAATCTGATTCAGGGTTAACTGATGATGAAATTCAACGTATGGTTCGCGAAGCTGAAGAAAATGCAGAAGCAGATGCTAAAGCTAAAGAGTTAATTGAAGCACGTAACAGTGCAGAAGCACAATCGCATTCATTGAAAAAAGACTACGACGAAGTTAAAGATCAGTTAACTGATGAAGAACGTACTGCGTTTGACGATGCATTAATTGCTCTTGAAACTGCACGCGACGGTGAAGAAGTTGAAGCAATCACTGACGCAACTACTAAGCTATTTGAAGCTGCAAGTCCGGTGTTTACTAAAAAACAAGAACTTGATCAAGCTAAGGCTGAAGCAGATGCAAAAGGTGAAGCAGACATTACTGCAGAGTTTACTGAAGTAGATCCTAAAGAAGAAACTGTTGTAGAAGAAACTGTTGTAGAAGAAACTGTTGTAGAAGAAACTGTTGTAGAAGAATCTAAATAATATAACACTTTAAAACATAGCTGTTGACATTTGTTAGCAGCTATGTTATTATATACGCAAGTAAACGCCGTAAGGGTTTAAATAGTCCTCGCTTACAATAAGGAGATTTTTATGTCACAATCAAGAGTAACAATAAGCAATGCCGAGATGGCAGTATTAAATAAAGCATTAATAGGGTTTGATACTTTATTTTCAAACGTGTTAGCCGCAACTGCTGCTAACAATTACCCACCACATAACATTGTAAAATACAACGACACATACTATGAAATAGAAGTAGCAGTTGCCGGTTTTACTAAAAACGATATTAAGGTTGAAGTTAATCAAGACTTACTTGTTATAACAGGTAAGAAACATGCAAACCCAACATATAATCCTGAAATAAATGAACGAAAAGAATTTCTACATCGCGGATTAGCATTTAGAGATTTTGAACAGACCTTTACACTTGCAGAGTATATGGAAGTTAAAGATGCTAAAGTAGAAGATGGTATGCTTACTATTGGTATTGAAAGACTAATGCCAGCTGCACTACAACCCCGTCAAATTCAAATTAAATAGGAGCCCAAATGGCAAACACAGATGTAGCAGTAGACGAAAAAGTTAGAGTTCGTGTGCAAGAACCAAAACGTTGGAAAATTATTCTTATTAATGACGACGTAACTCCGGTTGACTTTGTTGTAACATTGTTAATGGATGTTTTTAGACACGATCCAAATTCTGCAGGTAATATTACTATGCAAATACATGAAACCGGTTCAGGTGTTGCAGGTGTGTATAGTTTTGAAATTGCAGAAATTAAAGCAGTTGAAGCTACAACACTTGCAAGATCATCAGGTTACCCACTACAAATTAAAATGGAGGAAGATGCATGAGTTTAAAAGAACTAACCGCAGAAGCACACAAATTAGCTGAGACTCAGCCATTTGTTAAAAAAATCTTTTCTGGTACTATTACCAAAAAAGAGTATGCAAGATATTTACTTAATCAAGAACTTGCATACATGTTGTTAGAATCGTTTGCAAAAGATGTAGGTCTATTAGACGATTTGCCCGGTATCGAACGTGCTAGTAAAATTCAAGAAGACTTACTTGAATTAGAAGCAGATGTTCCAGAACTGCCCAACATGGAATGTGCAGAAGCAACTAATGAATATCTCAAACACCTTGCTGAAATTAAAGATGATCCTAAAAAATTAATGGCTCACATATATGTTAGACATATGGGTGATTTATTTGGTGGACAAATGATTGCTAAGAAAGTTCCAAGTTCTGGTAATTTTTATAAGTTTGAAAATGCTGAGGAACTTAAAACTGCAATCCGTACTAAGTTAGATGATTCGTTAGCAGATGAAGCATTAGTATGTTTTAGATTTGCTACCTTACTATTTGAAGAATTAGAAAAATGACAGCACTGTGGGATCAATTAATTGATGTTCAAATTATGTTAGAAGATCAATTTAATAGTACAGGAACGGTTGTTGTTGATTCAAACAGCAACCATTTTAGTCACAAAGGATGGATTCATCAAGTATGGGAAAGTAAATCGTATCGAAGGGCACACATTGACATAATCGATGAAAGAGATACTAGAGGATTGTGGATGTTACATTGTTGTATATTTCCTCATACTCATAATCCAGCACCTATATTTGGTTTTGATATAGTTGCAGGGCGTAATAAAATTACAGGGTGTTTTCACGATTTTAGTCCTACCGGTAATACTAATCATCCTATGATTAAATGGTTCGAAAATGAAGTAGATCCATTACACTGGAACAAACTGCGAGAATTACCAGATTGGGCTAAACGTATTTTTACCCCATCAATGATTGCTGCTAGTAATGTTCAAAGCAGCAGTGAAATAGCACAAATTATTAACACTGTTAACACTACAAGCAACTATTACTTGTCGCACGTTGCAGCAACAAATAACAGCGTTAACAGCACAGTATCAGAACAAAACTACTATGCACAAAATCAAAAATTAAATCCTCATACCCCTAAAGTTATGGCTGCTCTCGGTTTAAATGATTCCGAAGTTAACATCTTCATTCAACAATGCTTATTTCCTGAAATTTAGAGTGTTTAAATACTGATAAATACAGTATGAAACATTCTGTTATAATACTTACAAAACAAACTACACCGGACTACGAAACTAACAAATTACTTATTAGTTTCGTAGCTGCCAACGTCGACGTATCCGTATGTCATTTTGCTAATTTTGATATTATTACTGGTCACCCTATTAGATACGATGGTAAAGAATTTACTTTGCCTAATTTAGTATTAGTAAGATTAGGTGCCGGTATAACTTCTGTTGAATTAGCAGTAATACGATATTTTGAATTAGTTGGTATTCCGTGTGTTAATTCAAGCACAAGCATACACACTGTACAAAATAAATTTCACACTGGGCAAGTTCTGTCAAATGCTAACATCGCAGTTCCTACTACTATGTTAGTACACTTTCCAATAACTAACAACTTAATCGCAACACATATAGGATTTCCCTGCGTAATTAAAGTACTAGTTGGTAGTTTTGGTGAAGGAGTTTACTTATGCCACAACGAACAAGAATACTGTAAATTAATCGAATTTTTAAAAAATCTTGATAACGATAAGAAATTACTAGTACAAGAATATCTTAATGATCGACCGGGCGAAGATCTTAGAGTATTTGTAGTAGGGAACAAAGTATTAGGTGCAATGAAGCGAACTGCACCTGACGGTGACTTTCGAGCAAATATTACAATAGGCGGTAAAGGTGAACCATATACTGTATCACCTGAAATAGAAAAAATTGCATTAGCTACTGCTAACGCATTAGGGTTAGAAATAGCTGGTATTGATTTGTTATTTGATAAACGCGGGTTTCGTGTATGCGAAGCTAACTCAAATCCAGGATTTAGTGGATTTGATTACTTTTGCAAAACTGATATTGCACTAGATATCGTTAATTATATATTGGATAAAATGAGAGCTTGACATTTATTAAAAATACTGTATAATATATAAAACGTTGAGAATGATCTAACACTTTCAGATGTATCTAACGTCTAATAGATTAAGCAACAGTGCTTAATCAATAATTTAATTTACAGGAAAATAAAATGTCTAAAAATAATAGTATACCTCTTTCTTCAAATTCTAACGTAACCCCGTCAGTATTATCACCATTTGGGTTGGACGTAGCTAACTCAGTAGCACACTGGCGCAACACTATGAAATTTGGTTACCCATCTGATATTGCTACTGCATTTGGTGGAGTTACGTTAGATCATGTATTTGGTCCAGTGTCACAACGAGTTCCGATGTCATCACTATCAAAAAACTTAAACGACTACAATAGAAAAAAAGAAGCTATTAGAAAGTATAAAAGTGCAAACGGTGAAATTAGCAACGGAAAATTGCATATTGAAAATTTAGTACTAGTTGATATTAATACAGTATTTAAACTAGTAATTAGAGCATTTAATGAAATTATAGATCCAGTTACTGGTAAAGGTGTGCTGTACGGGTATCAACTTAAATCATATGACTTAAACAATGCTGCTATTGCCGGAACTCCGTATGATTCAAAATTTATAATGATTAATATGGCTGTTCAACGTGATCCTAGTTTACTTCGAATTTTTAAATTACTAGTAGACTTTGACAGTAGTTTAAGTTTAGGCGGAACTGGGCATGTGTCAATTGAAGAAGAGCGAGTATATTGTAATGATGGCCAACACGGCGCTCTTACTTTACTATTTCACGGTGTACTAACTATACCAATGATTGTAACATATATGAATACATCATATATGGGATTTAATCAGTTTATTGCTAGAAATCATGACGTTTTGCCGATATCAATTTATGACACTCATAAAGTATTAGTAAATCGTGCTAAAGAATTTGTTGCTAACGGTTTGACGATTAAGTGTCAAGATTTAGCATCGTATAATTTAGATCGAGTGTTTTCTGATTGCAATGTTAGACTTGTTCACGAAGATGTATCACCTAAACCTGGCGAAACTAATTCAACTGCACAGTTTCAAAAACACTTTAAAAATTATTGCAACAGCATGTATGAAAATAGAGAGATTTTTGAACTTGCTATTAAAATTACACGTCAAGCGTGGAGAACTTCTCCACTAATGCACGAACCAGTATGGGGATTAATTGAACTACTTAGTAAACAACCGGCAGCAGTTATTAAACATCCAGAGTTTTTAATCTCTGTATCAGAAATTCTAGCATTAAAATGGAATTCTGCAAATGCAGTATGGAAAGATGTAAATTCTCAAATTAAAAAACAATACCCAATAAAAGAAAGAAATCCTTTATCTAATTTAGATGAATATACCGAATATAAAGATCATCGATATACTAATTCAGGTAATCGAGGACTTATGATTGCTGCTGGAATTAAATCAGTAGTAGATAACTACGAAGCATGGGCGCAACAAAATCCAGAATTAGGACTTAGTTACAATCTTGTATTAGCACCTGTTACAAATAGCGGAGGACAATTTTTTGAAATTGATATTCCGTTTAAATCTCAGGCAATGAAGAATTCATTTACGATGTTCAAACCAACGGTTGAGTAATACGTAAACATGTTAAATATGCAAAGGCACAGGCCTTTGCATAATTTAGATCATCAGGAATTCAATTATGACATTAAATATACAAGATTATAAATTAGACGGTTTTGAAAAAGTTTGCGATATAAAACTTCAAGGTAATAACTTTTACTACGAAAACATAAATCAACCATTGATGTACGCTGATCACAAGTCATGGGTTTACCTTATCGTTGATAATAACGAAGTAGTTAAAGTAGGTGAAACAGGACAACCATTAGGTATTCGGAGAAAGAATGAACAATGGTGGGAAACTGATCCACAACCACTTACTGGTAGTAAATCAAGATTTGGTCGTTATATTAACGGAGATGACACTGATCGATATTGTCGAGAATCATTGCAAGAATCAATATACAGTAACACTGTTGCGTTTTGGGCTAAAAAATGCGACTATGTTGAAACACCGTATACATTTTGCGGTGCACCTGCAGGAACTGTTATCTCAACATTTCATAAAGATTTAGAAAAGAAATATTTAGATAATATTGTTAAACAAACAGGAGCGTTACCTAGATTAAATAAAGGCCGCGCTTAAACAATAGTTATTTTATCATCAGGTATAACAATTGCAGGGATAGCTCTTATCCCTGCAAGTTTTGCTGCAAAGAATCTGTGATGCCCATCTAATACCATATACTTATCTTCATGTCTCTTTACCATGATAGGCGGTATCTTTTCTCCCATATAATATGCTTTTGCAAGCTTCATCATATTCTGCTTACTTTTAGGATCTTTCATTTTATTAGGATGTTCAAATGTTATTAAACGTGACATTGGAATTTCTTTAACTTTATGTCGTTCTTTTGCATTCCAACTATTAATACTAGTACCATAGTTGTCCGGATCAGTTGACATGTGTGCTGTAATTTCAAATATTCTCATAACGTATTTAGTATAAATATTATACAATTAGGACCACGAATGAAAATTAAAGAACTGTTAATCGAACGTATATCGTTATCATCACTTTCTCCAGAAATTAACAATACACTACACAGAGCTATTATAAATGTGTTTAATACCTTGCCACAAACTCCTGTAAGTAAAATGGATATGCAGTTTATGGTCAAATACAATACATTGTTTGTAAATGCTATTAAACCTATACTGACACACTACGCAAAACAAATAACAAATACTGATGTTACTATACAGTTCAAATCACTAGCGCAAGGAACTGGCCAATATCTTGAAGACTCAAATACTATAACAATTGCTCCTAAAGTAATTGCAAAATTAATTTCATTGTTATTTAAACACTACACTGATAAAATTAACGAAGCCGATGTTAACACTATTATTAACCATTTGACTTCTGTATTCTTACACGAAGTAACACATGCTACACAAGTAAGTCACGGGCAACGATATGAATATAAACATGGGTATATTGAAAAAGATAAAATTAAATTCTTTACAGCATTGATACAAGATGAATTTAACAGTGAAGAAGAACAATTACGTGCTAGAGAAATATATAAATCACAACCTGATGAAATTGCAGCATACGCACAGGAAACTGCATCAGACTTAATTGGTAAAATTCACAAACTATCGCCTCAAGAACAATCAACTGCTATTGGTGTATTCTTAAAAGAAATATCAAAACAGCCAATTCCTTACAGTGATTTTAAAGGTAGAACCAAACCAGGCTATGAACAAGTGTATCGTAGATACTTAAAATCAATCTATCAACATTTAGACGATTATAAGTCTAGTTTATAAATAGAGTAGCATCATAGGAATTAAAATATGAAAATAAACGAAATTATGTTTTCAGATAAAGAACTAGCATTAATGAACAAAGATCATAATATGTTAAAACCTTCTGAAAAAGAAATTGGTAAACAATCACGCCAATTAAAAGCACAATACAAAACACCTACAGATCCAAATAAACCGCCTAGTGGATTAACTAAAAAAGAAAAACGTATTTGGCTTGAGAAAAAGAAAGAAGCTGAAGAAAAAGCTGCTCTTAGAAAAGCTGAACAAGAAAGAAAAGCTGCACTTAATAGTCCAGAAGAACTAGCAAAAAGAAAGCAAGCAAGAATAGACGCTGATATTGCAAAACTTAATAAACCTGTAAAGGTAAAAGATCCTAATGATCCTAGAAAAGAAAGACCACGCAGTAAAAAAGTACCAATGAGTTATTACGATAATCTTGCAAAATACATTGATCGCTAGTCAAAAAAAAAGCCCCGTTTACAGTCGTAAGAGGTAGCGAATCTCAAACTGTCAGGTAGGGCAAACCTTGACGCCTTAGGCACATAAATGTGACGGTCCTAAGTTGTTACTATTATTTATCTTTTTGATCTTTCATAAATATATTCACCATCATCGTCGTATACTGGATCTTTAATTAAAACTAATGCTCCTATTTGTATTACACGACTACCGCCTATAATAGGTTGTTCTGTTTTTCTATCATAGAAAAATGCATGACGTTTTGGATCCATTCCTACTTGCGCCCAGCTTTTATCATGCAATGCTTCATTTGCTTGCTTAAATGCATCTTCAGGAGATGTTTCTTCCCAAAATCCTTTTATAGTAGCTATTGGAGTTTTATGAGTTTTACCGGTTGCAATATTTAATGTTCCTTTTTGTGGTAATTTAACAGTAACATTATTAATAACTGCTGCACCTCTATGCGAAATAGATATTCCTGCTTTATTATGAATTGTTGGAACCCACACATTTTTATGATTGTATGCAGGAATATCTAATCGTAATTGCACAGGTTCACCATCTTGGATAGGCGAATTAATAAGTTCGCGTTTATCTACGTCTAATCCACGATTCATATCTTTTTCTGATGCAGGTGTTGGAATATAATCATACGGTCTTACTGGTTTATATTTCTTTACTAACGCAGTGTATTCAGCTCTAGACATAGTCCCTGCTTCAACTTCTTTAGCTGCTGCTTGTAATTTTGGATGTTTTTCTAAAGTAAACGGTAGCTCGTAACGTGCAGGTGTTTGTCCATGATCTTTGTTAACGCGTTTATGTTTTGATTTTACTTGTGTTTGTGGTAAATCTGGTTCATTTTGAAATGGAAGACCTATTTGGTCACCTTCAAGTAATTCATTGATTCTCATTTTGTATCCTTAATCATATTCTATATTTATCATTGTTTCCACTGGCTTTATTTTTACTGTTTTTGTAGGTAAATACGTTAGTAACTTTATCAAGGAGAGAGAAGTGAACAAAATCTTAGTATTATTACTACTAGTATCATCATCAGCATTTTCTGCTGAACTCCAACACTCATTTAATAGTCCATCATTTAGCGGAATTGGGTATAGCAATCACATTCTAACTATCCAGCAGTTAGAACAACAAGGTGTTGAAAAAAACAAATCACTTGCAGATTCATTAGCAGCTAAAGCAGCATCAGCAGCAGCTAATACGCCAGCGGCTAAATTCTTAGCAAACTTAGAATCAAGGATCTATTCACAACTAGCAAAACAACTTACTGATAGCATGTTTGCCGAAGGGTCTACATGTACTATCCCAGGTGCAACTTGTGGAAATATTCCAGACTTAGGTGGAAACACGGTTACATGGGGATTAGGATCAGGTACAGATAATGGACTAATTATTATCAATATTACAAGTAATAGTAATCCAAATCAAACAACAACAATGAAAGTACCGGCCGGTACTTTCTATTTTTGAGGTAACTATGAAAAAATTACTATTATTAGCAATTATTCTACTACTACAAGGATGTGCAGCAAGTAGTTCAATTGAAAAACTTATAACAGGTGAACAGTTTGACGATCCAATCGTTGATAATACACCGTATTTAAAAAAAGAAGAAAATTATTTAGCTCCGCCGCAAGGTGGACCTATTCCAATTGCAGTATACGGTTTTACGGATAAAACTGGACAACGCAAATCAATACCAAACATTGCTAGTTTAAGTTCTGCAATTACTCAAGGTGCTGAAAACTATTTAATCAAGTCATTAAAAGAAGTCGGTGATAGTCGCTGGTTTGTAGTACTAGAACGCGTTGGCTTAGACAACCTAGTTAAAGAGCGTCAAATGATTCGCCAAACACGCGAACAGTTTCAAGGCAAAGATGCAACTATTTTACCTGCTATGACGTTTGCCGGAATTATTGCAGAAGGCGCAGTAGTTGGCTACGATTCAAATACAATCACAGGCGGAGCAGGTGTAAGGATATTTGGCATAGGTGGCGAAACACAATATCAAAGCGATACAGTAACAGTGAGCGTGCGTATAGTATCAGTAACATCTGGTGAAATTCTAACATCAGTTGTAGTAACTAAAACTGTACTAAGTTATATGGATAAAGTTGGTGTCTTAAAAATGTTCTCTTCAGATACTAAAGCATTAGAAACAGAAGTGGGCGGAAGTATAAATGAAAGTATTAACAAAGCGACTAACAAAGCTATTCAAGCCGCTGTGGTCGAAACTATTAAAGAAGGTGCTAAGAAAGGTCATTGGACGTTTAGAGAAGCGCCACAGGAGCTAAAAAATGAAACAACTAATACTACTACTACTAATAAGTAGTCCAGTGTTTGCAGCAAGTACAGGAGTAAACAATGTATACATTGAACAAGTTGGAAATGCAAATACAATCGTTATTGATCAAATTGGCGGAGGAAATAATGTCGGTGGCACAGCACTTAATGTTCCTTTACTATACAGTTCTAGTAACACTATTATATCGTTTGTACCAGCTACTGCAAGCTCATCAAATTATGCGACTATTACGGGTAATTCTAACCAAGTAACATTGTCGCACACTGGAGATACTAACTGGGCACAATATAATATTAGCGGAGCAAATAATATATATTCTAGTATCATTAAAGGTAATCAAAATCAAACGTTACTTAACATTGGACTTGGTACTCCAGTAAATGCTAATGTTGTTACTGAAACAATTACTGGTGATTTAAACTATGTTATACAAAGTTTAACTAAAGGTAGCATACATAGTACAATTGATATTAATGGCAGTAACAATGAAGTTACAACACGATTAAATAGCACTAACGGTGTAGTAGATACAACAGTAAGTGGTGGGTTTAACAGTTTCATTAACGAACAAGACGATGGAGGTATTGGGCATCATCTAGTACAAGATTTTACTGGGAGTTATAACTCTGTTGTAACACAGCAGCAAGGTACTAACGATTCTATGATAGATATTAGTACAATTGGAGATCATAATACAATTACTGTAAGGTCAACTAATTCAAGCAGTATTGTAAATTCAAATACAGCCGTTTCGAGGTAATATGTGGTTCTTAGTTTTTTTATTATTAGTTGTTAATAATGCTTATGCAGGAATTGGTGCAGTTTCAGACGCTAAAGGCACTGCATGCAGCATTGAACGTAACAAAGAAAAACTTGCAGGTGATAAAGGCGCATCTATAGAAAGTATGGATGCGTACATTACCGGCGGGTGTGTTAGTAACATTCTATTTAAAGATGAAACAAAAGTTAAAATTACAGAGAATAGTAGATTAGTAATAGATGACTTTGTATACGATCCAAAACAATCAGATGCAGGTAAACTTGCATTAAAAGTTGGATTAGGTACTGTTAGATATGCAAGTGGGCAAATAGCAAAAGCTAATCCACAGCAAGTAGGTATTCAAACTCCTACTGCTACAATTGCAGTACGTGGTACTGACTTTACCATGACAGTAGATGAAACTGGCCAATCTCTTATTGTACTACTTCCAAGTTGTAAAGATGAAAAAGATGTTAAACAATACGAGCTACAAGAGAATATATGTAAAGTTGGTAAAATTGTAGTTACAAACGATGCAGGTGAAGTAACCTTAGAGCAAGCGTTTCATGCAACTTATGTTAGTAGTAGAACTGCAATGCCAACTGCTCCGGAAGTTATTAGTTTGGTAGAATCTAAAATCAATAATAACTTAATCATTTCTGCGCCAAAAGAAATTGTTAACGCAATTAAACAAGCAGCTAGAACAAAGAAAGATGAAGAACAAGAAGATTTAGAAAAAGAAGCAACTAGACGATTAGCAAATCAAGTAGCTAAAACTCAAGAAACTATTGCTGCTAGAATAGAACAGATTGCAGAAACTATACAATCTATTGCACCTTGCGACCCAACATCGCATGTATGTGTAATGTGGGAACAACCTAATGCAGACGGTACACAAAAAGGTAAAGGTACTGCATATCGTATAACCCCAGATGAACACTATGCTGAAATAAAAACACAAGGGTATACTTCTAATACTGCTATATCTATTATTCAAAATGATACTGCTGCATCTACAATGATAGGCGACAGCAGTGGCGGTAATACAATAAGTATTACACAAACTACCGGAGTGTTAAGACGATGAGAATTTTATTTTTCATATTGTTGTTATGGTATTCAAATGTAGATGCTGTTCCTAACTATGTACCACTTAGACCATTAATGTTAGGATATATTCCATCAAGTATGAATAGTCCAGGTGGTGAGTTCTTTAGTAATGCGTTTGACGGTAATCCCGGAACTAAGTATCTTAACTTTGATAAACTTAGTGCAGGTGTTATGCTTAAACTGTCACAAGGTAAAGTTATTAGTCAAGTACAATTTACTACAGCAAATGATTCTCCAGAACGAGATCCTGCTAGTTTTAGTTTATTTGGAAGTAATGATACATCAGGAGGTTGGACGTTAATAACTTCTCAACTTATTGCATTACCTAATAATAGACTTGCAGTTAGTCCAGTATACCCAATTGACAATACAAAAGCATACGTGTATTATAATATAACGTTTCCAATTGTTAAAGACGCAGGTGCTGCTAACTCTATGCAAATTGCAGAAATAACATTCTTGTACGATCAAAATGATCCTACTACTAGCATTGACTTAGGAAGTACGTTACCATGGACTACGTTTCCAAGTGTATATTGCTGCGGTGGCAGTGGATCTTCATTTAATGCCGCTCCTGCTAATACTGCAAAAGTAACGGCTTTTACATCTAGATCAACTACTAACAATCAAGTATATATAGATCAGTTAGGAAACAATAACAAGATTACAATTGATCAAAAAGGTACTAACAACAATTATGTAAATTACAGCAGTAATGGCTCGTCTAACACTACTACTATTAATCAAACTGCAGCCAATAACTTACAAGTAAACTTTATTGACTTAACAGTAAATGGCAATTCTAATTTGCTTAGTATAGATCAAGATACATATACTGCCGGGTTTAGTAAAGGTGCTTTTATAAATATAACTGATAATAACAACAGTTTAATTTTACAACAAAAGGGTAGTGGAAATTATTATGCTAATATTGAATTATCTGGTGGTAATAAACATGTTAATGTATTACAACAGGGTTCAGCAAATCACATGACTGATATTAAACTATCAGGACAACCAGTAGATTTAAGTTTACAACAAAGTGGTGCTACTCAACAGTATTACTCAATAAACTTTAATTGTGCTACAGTAGGAGGATGCGCACCAATTCAAGTACAACAAGGGCAATAACTTTTAGTTAAGGCTATTAGGAAATTAAAATGTAAATAAGGAATTAATATGGAAACTTCAAGAGGCGCACTTATTGAAAAGATAATGTTTGCACTAATACCAATCTTATTCTCGTGTATAGTGTATTTAATTAACTCATTGTCCAGTGCTAATGAACGCATTACTATGTTAGAGGCAAAAAATCAAACTATAGTTACTGCTGATGCATTACACGAAATGAATAACATATTAGATCTAGCTCGTGAAAAACTACGTCAAGATTTATTAACCTTGCAAACTGAAAACATTGAACGTTCTGCAGAAAATAAAAGTTCAGTTAAAGTTTTAGAATGGCGTATTTCTGCATTAGAGAGTCATCAAAAATAATATGAAAAAACTTAAAACTTATAAATCAATCTTTATCTCGGATATACACTTAGGTACTCGAGATTGTAAAGCAGAACAACTTAACGACTTCCTTAAACATAACACTTGCGAAACACTATACTTAGTAGGTGACATTATAGATGGATGGAAAGTTCAGCAAAATAAACTAAGATGGAAACAAAGCCATACTGATATCATACGTAGATTTTTAAAAATTTCAAGACAACACACTCAAGTTATCTACATAGCAGGTAATCATGATGAATTTTTAAGACCTATGCTACGATTAGGAATATCATTTGGAAAGATATCTATTGTTAATCAGTGTGATCATATTGGCGTAGATGGAAAGCGTTACTTAGTTACACACGGCGACTTGTTTGACGGTATAACTAGATTAGCACCATGGTTAGGTTTCTTAGGTGATAAAGGCTACGACTTTATCTTAGGACTTAATAATCATTTTAATTGGGTGCGTCACAAGTTAGGGTTTGGATACTGGAGTTTAAGTAAATACCTAAAACATAAAGTTAAGAAGGCTGTAGATTTTATCTTTCAGTTTGAGATTAACTTAACTGACTACTGTAAAAAAAGAAACTATGACGGTGTAATATGTGGACATACACATACACCACTTATTAAAGAGATTAACAGCATTATACTAATGAATGATGGTGACTGGGTTGAATCTATGTCAGCATTAGTTGAACACCACACAGGTGAATGGGAAATTATATACTGGACGGAGATAAAAAGTAATGTGGACATTAATAATGCTAGTAGTTAACATACACGATCCAACAGACGTACCCGGAAGAATGAAATTGTTTTTTCCTACAGAACAAGAGTGTGTGCATGTAGCATCATCACTAACATATACAGTAAAATTTGATTGGTTTAAAGTTACTGCCGAGTGTACAAAATCATAATAACAATTTACTAAATAAAAAAAGCTAGTCGCGATGCACTATCATCCACTAGCACTAAACATTATATATGTTATCTAAGGAGACACTAATGCCCAGCACAATTATTTATATAGATATAAAACCAACTTATCTGTATATCAAACAACATTCAGTAACAGGTTTAAAATATTTCGGCAAAACTACTTCTCAAGATCCTAAAAGATATTTAGGATCAGGAAAACATTGGAAAAATCATATTACTGCACACGGAAAGGAATTTGTAGAAACTATTTGGGTTTCAGATCCATATACAAATAAAACTATGTTAACTGAATTTGCATTAACCTTTTCAAAAGAAAATAATATAGTAGAATCTAAAGAGTGGGCTAACTTAATACCTGAAAACGGTATTAGTGGAGCAGTTCAAGGAAAACCGTGTACAGAAGAAACTAAATCTAAAATACGTGATTCAAAGAAAGGTAAACCTGGTCCAAATAAAGGAATCAAAGCAACTAAGCCTGCTTGGAATAAAGGCATTAAAACAGGTAAACCTGCACATAATACAGGTAAACCGCACTCAATAGAAACTAGAGCTAAAATGTCTGCTTCTCAACAAAATAGACAACATATCTCTTGCCCGCATTGCAACACAACAGGAGTAAACAGTTCTATGAAACGTTGGCACTTTGAAAATTGTAAGGTAATCAAATGAAAAAAATTTTAATAGTTTCCGACAACTTGTTTGATCAAGTTAACGGCGTAGTGACTACGTTCACTAATATAAAAAAACAAGCAGAATTAAACGGATATGAAATAGAAATTATAAACCCTAGTCATTTCCGTTATATAGATGCTCCAAAATATCCAGAAGTAAAACTTAGCCGTACCTCTGGTATTAGAAAAATGATTGACAGGATCAATCCAGATTATATTCATATTTGCACAGAAGGGCCAATTGGGCTAGCAGCTCGTGGATATTGCCGTAATCGTAAATTTAACTATAATACATCCTATCATACAAAGTTTCCTGAGTTTATTAAAAAAATATACGGAATACCAAAATGGATTACATACGCATACGTGCGTTGGTTTCATAAAGATTCAACTGTAGTATTAACTACTACACAAACAATGGTTGAAGAACTTAAAGAACATAAGTTTAGACCAAATGTCATACCATGGACACGCGGGGTTGATAGAGATGTACTACAACCAACTGCACACAAAGCAGATTCAGACAAAACTGTTTTGCTATATGTAGGCAGAGTGTCTAAAGAAAAATCATTAGATGATCTATGTGTATTATCTAAAAACGAAAAGTATCATGTGCAAATTGTAGGAGATGGTCCTTATCGTAAACGATTAGAAAAGAAATATCCATTAGTAGAATTTGTAGGATACAAGTCAGGATCAGAGTTAGCTGATTATTATGTTAATGCTGATGTATTTGTTTTTCCAAGTGCAGCTGATACGTTTGGTATTGTAATAATTGAAGCAATGTCGTTAGGTTGTCCAGTTGCTGCATATCCAGTGCCAGGTCCTATTGATATTATAGAACAAGGTCGTAATGGTATTATGGATACTAACTTAGAAACAGCAATTGAAGAATGTTTAAAACTTGATAGACACCGTGTATATATAAGTTCATTTAGATGGACTTGGGAAAATTGTTGGGAAATATTTAAAGACAACTTGGTGCCAAAAATAAAATGATTAAAAAAATATTATTAAACCCCTGGACTGCGCTACTAACAGTTATGTTAGTAGCGGGTGTACGTATCGCAGATCCGTCATTTGTAGAAAGTATGCGACTAAGATACTTTGATACATTAATTACAAGTAAACCAATACAAGACTCATCTGTTACTACGGTAAACATAGATGATGCTGCATTAGAGAAGTATGGGCAATTTCCGTTCTCTCGCGACATATACGCACAGATAATTGAAGACTTATATGCTAGAGGTGCAGGATTAGTAGTGTTTAATATCTTTATGCCAGATGCAGATAGATTTAAAAGAGATGCAGACTTAGCTAACGTTATTTCAATTTCTCCTGTTGTACTACCACAGACAGCAACTAATGAACCTGTAAAATCAGATACTATTGCATTCCGTCCAGGTGTTAGTGTAATAGGAAATGAAGATCAACCATTTACTGTAAATTATGAAAACATACAAGCAAATACTAAACAACTTAACGATGTTATTGCAGGTGCTGGTATTGTTAACACTTTCCCAGAACTCGATGGCGTTGTGCGAAGAATGCCAATGGTTGTATCATCAAAAGGAAAGTTATACCCGTCACTTGGACTTGACACTTTACGAGTCGCGAGTGGAGATCCAAGTTTCCAAGTTAAAATCTCAGAGCTCGGAGTCGAAGCTGTTAGAATACCTAAGTTTGGAAAAATTGCAACCGACCCGTTCAGTAGAATTTGGATTGACTGGTCACATAAGCCCACAAGCTATTCAATCACTAGTCTTCCAGACTCCCTTGAAGGGAGAATCATTATTGTTGGTCTTACCGCAAGAGGACTCAACAACCCAGTGGCAACAGCTACAGGGGAACGGTTTCCTCATGAACTTCAAAGTGCTGTATTAGATACACTAGTATCTGGTACTAACATTGTTAGACCAGACTACGCAGATGGGGCAGAACTATTAGCATTTATTGCACTAGCTATTGGTTCTATATTTTTAACGAGATGGCGTTATGGCTTTATTCCTATTATTATGTTTATCGGCGGCATTCCTTATGCTGCTAGCTATGTTTTCACCAATTATAGCATTTTACTGGATGCAACGTTTGTTGTGGCTGGATTTGGCCTTGTGTATGCTCATGCTTATACTGTTAAGTTTGTTTCTGAACTAACACAGAAGCTAGCTATTAAAAAACAGTTTGCAGGTTACTGCTCTAAAGAAGTAGTTGAAATGCTACAAAAAGATCCGGAACTAATTAAACGTGGGGTGCGTAAAGATGTATCAGTTATGTTTAGTGACTTGCGAGGGTTTACTCCAATCGGAGAACACTACGGTGATAACGTAGCAGGACTTGGCAAGTACATGAATGGCTACATGGATAGCATTAGTAGACCTATTATAGATAACAACGGAATGGTTATTAAGTATGTAGGAGATGCATCTATGCATATACACGGTGCTCCAATTGACGACAATTACCATGCTCGCACTATTGTTAAAGTTGGTTTAGAAATGTTAGATGCAGTAGACGCTTACACTAAAGTAATGGAAGAACAAGGATTGCCGCCAGCTGCAATGGGTTGGGGTTGTAATAGTGGTATTGGCTTTATTGGAGAAATGGGTTCTACTGATAGACACAGCTATGATATTCTAGGTGACATGGTATCAACTGCTGCAAGGTTAGAAGCACGCTGTAAAGCATACGGTGTACTATGTATTATTGGTGCAGAAACATACAATAGAACTAAAGATGATTTCTTCTACTTAATGTTAGATAACTTACAACCAAAAGGTAAAACTGTTGCAGATTTAATCTATACTGCATTACGTACTAAAGGTGCTGATTACAGTAAAGATAAAGACCAACATGATATGATGCATATATTATATAAACTAAAACGATTTGATGATGCTGCTGCTATGTGTAAAAAGATGAAAGGCAGTTTTGGCGGTCAAATGGACAAGTACTATAAAATGTGGATTGAACGTTGTGAGTTTATGAAACATCAAGATCTAGGCGATGATTGGCAGGGAGAATTTGTAGCCCACGAAAAGTAAGCTATAAATCGTCATCAGTTATACCGGCTTTTTTCATAGCAGATCGAGCAAGGCCGGTACTCAACGCCCTCGACCCACGAGGTATTGCAATATGATGCGAATTATCAGGTGCATAAAACTTCTCATGTTCTCCACCTTCATGTGAAGTATAACCTTTTTTTAGTAACGCTTTTCTTAATTCTTTACTAGTTGGTATTTTAGTTTCATCTAATTCAATACTTTCTAATAGCTCTCTTATTCTCATTCTTAACTTTCTCCAGCTGCTGCAGTATTATCATCTTCAGATTTTGCTTTCTTCTTTGGCGGTTTAGGATCGTCCATACGAACAGCTTTATCAAATTGTTTAGATGCTTCACGCTCTACTTTAACTTGTTCAAGTACACGATCACTTTCAATAATCTTACCACGTAAATGTAATACGGTATTTACCTTTTGAGTTAATCTGATTAGATCATTATCTAACATACGAATACGATCAATAAGTGCAATTAATACAGTATTAGCTTCACTTAAAACTGGTTTAACTTCTTTAGTAGACCATTCCCACACATAACGTATAATATATCCCATTCCGACTGCCATAACAATAGGAAAACCATATTTATTTACAACAGCTACAATTTCACTCGGATCCATTTTCTGCTCCGGGAGTATACTTTTTAATTACTTTAACTTTTCTTAAAACTGGACGACTACCATCAGTTGTACGGTCTAATCTAAAATAAGAACCATCTTCCCATCCTAAACTATCAAAATCAATCTCTTCATCTAAGATCATTCCAAACTCAAACAGTTGCCAAACATAATCTATGTAATGCATATTAATTCCTTTTAGTCTCGACGCGCATCATTTTTTCCGTCAGCACGTGATATCCGTTCTACATCAGGTTTTAACCCTAATGCATTAGACACAATAGTGTCTATACGGATTACATCGTGGTTCATTGTTTTAACGCGGTTATCTAATGCTACGATAATACCTGCCATTCCTTTGATACTTCCTAATACACCGCCAAGCAATAGCTTAATGGTTAGGTATACGAAATACCCACCAGCAAATGCTACTGCAATAGGAAAGCCTAACTCTCCAATTAGTTTAAATACTTCATGCATCCTTGCACTCCTTTTTGTATACTGTATTTATCCGCAAAACCGTATTTAAAATACACAGTTAATTTCAGTTATAAATAAATTTATATTAAAAGGAATGGTCTAATGACAGTTGATTTAAATAAATTTGATAACGATCTTACTAAACGGCATTTGCATAATCGCATGGGGAGAGAATATTGGGTATGGAGAGATGATAGATTGTATGAACAACGATTTGGAACATGTAATGGGCCATATCAAGTTCGTAACATACAAATGTTGAGACTTTGTAAACCAAAAGCTAGAACAATCGTAGACATCGGTATGAACGTAGGTAATAATACTATGGAATACGCAACATGGGCTAACACAGTACATGGCTTTGAACCATTTACCCCTACTTTTGAACTAGCAGAAGTTAACGTAGCACTAAACAAAACTTTAAAACTAAAAGGAAGATACTATCCTATTAGAGAAGAAGATAAACAAGATGGTTGGTGGAAACAAGAAAATGGTACGTTTGCTAGTTTAGATATAATTGCAGATGTACATATACATAACAAAGGGTTAGGTCATATTGCAGGAATAATGAAGATTGAGAACCATCCGTTCAATGCAGGACATAACTGTATTGTAGAAGGAGATCGTTTAGCACAAACTAAATACGAAGTTTTTGATGTTGAAATTGTCACACTTGATAGTCAAAACTTAACAGAAGTAGACTGCATTAAAGTAGACTGCGAAGGTTACGAGTTTAACGTACTCAAAGGTGCAGAACACACTATTAGAACACAACGCCCTATTGTACAATTAGAAATTGTTGATACACAATGTAAAAGATTTGGTTATAGCCCGCAAGATCTTTATGATTACTTTACAAAAACTATAGGTAACTATCGTGTTTGTGATTTTATGGGACGTGATATTGGTCAAGAATGGGAAAAGATGAAAGGAGTAATGGATAGATTTTTTGTTCCGGAAGAACTTTACCAAAGCGTTTTAGCAAATCGTGAAATTAAAAAAGTTACACATGCTGGAATGATTAACTCTCCTAAGAAGAAAACTCCATTTAAAAAGAGAACAACTAATACTGTTAACAAATAAACACTTGACATTTATTAAAATACTGCTATAATATACAACATACGCAACACACTTAAAGCATTGTATAACATTTGCTCAGGATTGAAAACCAAACCGCTACATATCTGTAGCTTAATACATTATTCATTAGTGTGTTGCTATTTTATTTTTTTTTAATTTTATAGGAGTATTTTATGTCTTTATTACTTGAAGAAGCACCAGTTGTAACTAAAAAAGAAGAACTAACTACAGAACACCGTGATCGTTATCGCAATGCGTTACGTAATTCAAGAGAAGAGTTTTTAGCATCCGAAGCAGTTACCCAAATGCCATTCCAAGATTGGATTGATAAAGTGTACGGGGTTGTCATGTTAAAAAATGACGATGGTTACTACACTATGAACTATGATGTTAGTGACGAAAAACGATTTATGATGTTCCAGATTAAGTATCTTACTGTTTCGTAATGAGCGGTTTACGGTATGCTGCACGTCTGCCTTACAGTGTAAGTAAGGCAGAAGTTAACGAATGGTGTACTGAAACGTTTGGACCATCTGTTGGGTTAACAAACAGCAGATGGTGTATGTTAGAGTGGACTGTTCAATTTAAAGAAGAGAAAGATCGTAACTGGTTTGTGTTGAAGTGGGGTTAAATGAAGATAACAGATTTATACGATAATTATCCTGAGTTTTATGAATTATGGAGCAGAGATGATGATAAAGAAATACTGTGTGACGAATTTATGAGACAGCAAGGCTACACATCAGCAAAGTTTGTTATAACCAATGAAACAAGTCGTGACCAATCTGGTTATTGGTATATGGATAAAGATGATTACTTTGTATTTACTTTGCTATGGGCGGGGGAGATATTTTGATAGTACATAAACTAACATTTAAACAATGGCAATATATTGCAACACACGATAAGGTTTACTTACCTGAAAATGTTACATCAGTACCTAGAACAAAAAATTTTGTTAAAGATAAGTTTAAAGGTGATCTTAACATGGATGTAGGTTTTGGTCACATAACATTTGAATCTGAAAAAGATTTAGCCTGGTTCTTATTAAGCATTTAACTGAGGTAACATGAAGAAACAAGTAACAAGAACAACTTATCCAGGTTGGAATAACTATCCCGTGTACAGGTGTAATACATTTGATGATTACAATGAAGTGTTAACTTGGATGTTAAGGAATAAATGTAAAGAATTCTTATTACAATCTTGTAGTACTGGCGTACATGTATTCCAAGTTAAATCTAATCATGCATGGTTTGTGTTAAGATGGGAGTAATTAGTACCTATCACCAATTTTTAAAATTGTAGGTTTATCTAATGAATAAAATATTTTAGTTAGTTCAGCAATTGAACTACTGTTGAACTTATTTTCATCAAGTCTTATTAGAGAATATTTATTTTCAATACACCATTCCTCTAATAACTTATCCTTTAACTGCTTACGAGCAAGTTGGCCATGCACTTCTTTAAAATGCCATATGCCGTCATATTCAAAACATATCTTTAATTTTTTAGAAAATAAATCACGTACAATTGTTTCTCCATTATGTTTTAAGCCGCCGCCAAATGTCCATTCATCTTCTGGATGAGTGTTTATAAAATGATCTCTTATTAAGACTTCATTTTTTGATGTAAATCGTTTTGATTGCGACATTACTTTTTTAGCGTATTCAGAATTTTGCCATAATGCTTTTGATCGTTCTGAGGCTTGTTTTCTTGCTTCGGAAGAATGTTTAGGTTGCACAAACCCATTGTTAATTCTTGCTTTATTATTTAAACTTGTTATGCAGGATTTACTACAACCTTTCTTATATGTATTAGACACTAATTTTTCATAAGTAAATGTGTTACCACACTGTTTACATGTATCAGTAATTACATGCCGAGGGGTTTTTATTTTTTGAAGATATGATTCATCATTATATCTTCCATGATTACCAGATGGATATTTTTGTTTTTGTTCAGGTGTTCCGTGCGCACGTTCAAAATGTGTATGAATTCCGTAAATAGAAAATTCTTTTTTACAAATAATACAGGCGCAGATTGGTTTGGTATAAATAATGTTGCTGGACATTGTTGTTCCTTAAAAGTTAAAAATGTTTAGAGTAGTTAGATGTTAGCGCATCGTGAACTACATTTTTATTTATCATTAACACTTGACAAATATTATTTTTATGTTATAATATGCACAAGTTAACAATAATAAGCACATTAAATATTTTAGTGTGTTTATTATTGTTGTAATTCCTTCAAAGTGACGGCATCAAACACTGGGGTTCGAAACCCCACATCTCCACCATAAAACACATTAGAGGTATCGGAGTGGGGCAACAGCCGTAGACTTCCTGCCCCTCAAATGGGAAGTGATAGTGTGTTTTATAATGGGGATGAATTGGATTCGACTTGGTGAGATAATGGAGACGGCAACAGGTGAGGTGACTGTCCTAAACAGCGCAAAACTTATAGACGCAAAAGCATCTAAATTCGAGTATATGACAGTTGACTTCTCTTTGGAAGCAGCTGACATGGTAGCTTAAGAAACTACCGCTCTGGGGCATGTATGCCTTATTAACCAAAATACAACTAAGCACCCTTCGGGGTGCTTTTTTATTGACCATTTGATTTACTAAGGTTAATAAGTTTTTCATTCCAGTAATTGTAATAATTGATTAATTCTTGACTCATTATTTTTACAAATTTTTTATATACCGGGTATAACTTTTTATCTTTAGGATGATTAAATGTCTTACTGAAATATTCAAATCTTCTAATTTTAATCGGGTGACCATAAACATCTTTTAACGCGGTTGGTCCATTAGACAAATTAGCAATAATCAATTTAAGTGCTTTTACTTGAGATTTTAAATGTGACACGTCTCTGCCATATTCATCAACCGAACCGCCCCATGCAAAATCTAAATGACGTATAACGCTAACTGCAGCGTCATGCGCATGTGCTGGTATTTCTTGTAACGACGAACTATATATTTTATAGTTTTCAGGCGACTTATCTAAATCTCTAATTGCATTATAAAACTTTTCTTGATTTGGCTCTACTTTACTTCTAAATTCAGTGCCTTGTTTAGTAACCAATTTGTGCTGTTTAGTATCTTTATCAAATACTCGTTTAGTTTTATATCTAGATTGAGGTGCGTGTTGTCTAATATGTACTAATTCGTGAACCATATTATCTATGTTTTTAGTGTCTAAGAAGAATTCAGCTAAACTAAAATCACCTAGTTTCAAATTTCTAAATGCAGGTTCGATTTGAAACATATCAGTTATCACAGGCACATATAGATTCTTTTGTTCAGCATTACTCCATCCTCTGTTAACATCAGTCATTGCTTCTGTACTATATAACAAGTCTTTTAGCATATCTATATCTTGATGTTGGAAAGCATTCTTATCAGTTTCATAGAATGTTACATAGTCATAACCAGCCGAGGCGAGGGCTCCTGGATTATTAGACTGAGGTAGAATTTGAATATGAGAAAAGTTTGTTCCACTTACATCCGCGCACACTTTAGCATATTTCTGCTGTATAACATAATGTGCTATCTTTACTATCTCTTCTAACATGTAAATAATATCACTAGGTTGCATTTTCTCATAAAAACTACATATCCTGCCGTCGGACATATCTTTAAGGTATACTGCAATGGCATTAAATCCATTTATAGTTTCTAAGTTAAATGTAAGTCCTAACGGTTGTTCTAAAATATCATTTAACCCATTGTGCAATCCGTGTATCCAGTGAGCACCTGATATTGCTTCGCTTATAATTTCTTGTATTTTCATAATTTTAATTTAGCAATTCCATTTTCTCAATGCTAATGCTTTTCTAGTTGGTTTACCTTTTTCGTCTTTCATAGGACCTTCCATACCGCCCATTCTTGCACAAAAACTCTTACGGCGTTTTGCATCTTTACTTCCAGGTTTAAGTTTACTTGGTTTAGTAGTTACTGCAGTTTGTAATTTACTTCCAGGATTTTCTCTACGATAGCTAGCAACGCCTTTCGCATTTAACCCACCATTCTTATTCTTACCTGATTTCTTCTGCCATGCTGCGGTTTCATCCATTGATTCATTTGGCACACAGTTGTTAACTCTAACACCGCCTTTTACTTTAGTACCTTCTTTATGTTTTCCTTTCCAGCATTTGGCATCAAGTCTTGTTTTAATTTCTTCAGAGATTATTTCATGTATTTTCATATGGAACTCCGTGTTCGTCAGTACGTGCCATAAACACTGAACTGTATTCATTCATTCTATCAGCATGATCTTGAAACGATGCTTCTGGCATTCTTGGATTTCTAAACCCTAAATTCCAAAATACTTTTAACGATGCTATAGAGCTTACTTGTCCGCCTAACATCGGATACTTTGCTACAGCTTTTGTTAGTAACTGTGTTCCGATTCCTTGTCCGCGTAATTCTTTAGGAACTAAGAATTCAATAACAGATTGTGGTCTAGGTGAAAACTGTGCTTTAGTATCAATATCAATTCTTGCATCACCGATTGTGATTACATCACCGTTGTCTCGTGCTAACGAGCCATGGTGGTTTTCTAATAATTCATGTATTTTCATAGTAATATATTTATCCGTTGGTAAAATGAAAGATGACTTTTGAAAACAGTGAGTGTATACTAGTTGAAATTATAGCTTAAGGTTGACGGGCCAATTGTAATACCGTTAGTGAACCCATTCTGATGTGTGATGGTAGCTAGTTCTGATTGCTATAGTCAGGCCTTTAAACACTACCCTTTATTGGATGCCTAAACGAGAACCCACTGGTTGCTAGCGTTTGTTTAATTGTATATGGTTGCAAAATGATTCTAAACGATGTATGAATACAATGATACGAGGTATTCTTAAAAGTCGCGGCAGGTACTGGTAAGCGTAGAGCCAAACATCGGGATCAAAATAAAAACACCTGCTATCTAAAAAAGGCTAAGAGGAACTCACATGAAAACCTTTCTTATGGTACTAGGAAACTAGTATCATTTTGACACAAAGAATCTACATGAATATAAAAAGCATTCATAATTATTAAATAATTAAAAGAAATAAAAATAAAAACATGATAAGTGAATATGAACGCTAGTGAATATGAGCTTTGAATGTTTTAGGCTTTAGCCTTTACACTTAAAATGGAATTTAAATGAATTATCAAAAAATATATGAAAACTTAACTGCAAAAGATATGATTGCAGAATATACAGAAAAACATCATATCATTCCTAAATGCATGGGAGGTTCTGATGACAGCAGTAATTTAGTAAGATTAACTCCTGAAGCTCATTATGTAGCACATCAACTGCTAGTTAAGATATATCCTAATAATCCTAAGCTAATTTATGCTGCACACATGATGAATAACGGAAGATCTACTAACAAATTATACGGATGGCTTAAGAGACGACATGCAATAGCAATGTCTAATCGCGTAGTTTCAGCTGAAACTAAAGCTAAACTGAGGTTAATTAGACAAAATATGCCGCAAGAAATTCGCGATAAAATAAGTGCTACGTTAAAACAAAGAATCCGTACGGATGACGATAAAGCTAAAATGAGTGCCATGTTTAAAGGACGAACACATACTGCTGAAACTAAAGCCAAGATGCGTGCTGCTCAGCTGATTAATCCACATAGGTTAGGTAAAAATCATACTGCTGAAACTAAAGCTAAGATGAGCGCGTCTAGAAAAGGAAAACCGGCACATAATAAAGGAACAACCTTTTCAGCTGAAGTACGTGCAAATATGAAGAAACAAAAATCAAAATGCATACATTGTAATTTAGAAGTAAGTGCGCACATCATGACACGATGGCACGGAGATAACTGCAAACATAAACATTGACTTTATTATAATTACACTATATAATAAACAAAATTATTATTACACATGGAGTCATATATGAAATCACAAATATTGCGAGGTCACAACCCAGCTCCTATATTAGGTAAAGGAGGACCTCATCAATCACCTAAAGAGATAGTTCCGGAATTAGATTTTGAACTATCTGACTATTATGATTATTTAGAAGAAGGGGAAGTTGATTCCCCTGAATCTTTTTATGCTTAAAGTTCCTCGTAGTACTTTTATATTTTGCTCTAATAATCATTTAGTTGCAATTACTAATAGAGATATATTTAAGAACACTATGTACGCTGACGCATTTGATTATATGCCAGGACAGCCAATACCAACACAAGGACAAACTACAAACCCAACATGCTATTGCGGCACAGATTGGTTTTCAATACCACAACACAATTTTATAGAGAGACAAGTATGACAGCGTACACAGGCGAACATGAAGAATATATTGATCCATCATTAGATGATTATGATATTCATAAAATTGAAGACAAACCAGTTAATATTGGTTTAAGTATTGAGATTAACAGAACTTGTACTAACCATTATCAGTCTGAAGAAGAATTTGGTGAGTGGAGTGAATCTTATATAAACATGTTATCTACTGTGAAACTTACTGATCATATGCCGGACATCGTTACAACATTAGATGTTAGAGCAGGCGATGACGTGATTGTAGTATGGGTTGAGTGGTCCACTGGAAATTCATTTGGATCAGCACATTGCGGTTCATCTGAACCAATTGCTGTATTTAAAGATTATAAATCAGCAGCTGAATTAGAATCGTTTTTAGAAGCTTCGGAATATTATGATAAAATTGTATCTGCATGGCGCATAACTAAGTACCAAGCTGAAAAACTTATTAGCGAAGTTAATCAGCCACACAATGTTACTTATGAGTTTATTCCAGATGAAGGTACCTCCCATGGGAAAATTAAAATGTATTTACATACTTCAGATGGCCAATCTATTAACTTTAGCTATCTGCCATGGACTGGATACTTTGACAATCTAGAACATATTAACATTAACGAAACACGTATTTCACAATTACACTAATGACACTAGATCTCTTAAAGGTAAACGAAGTTGGTATTATTACTGGTTATGAAGGTAATAAATCTCGTAAACAATTACTAGCCATGGGACTTACTCGTAACACACAAGTACAAGTAGTTAGAGTTGCTCCATTAGGAGATCCAATTGAAATTAAACTACGTGGATTTTCATTAACACTAAGAAAAAGTGATGCGGCACAATTACATGTTAATAAAGTTTGACAAGTGCTATACTTTATTATATAATATATTTTTATTTAATTAACACAGGAGTACACTATGCAACAAGTACACAAATCATGGCCCAGCATTAATCAGTTTAGACAAGTAGTTAGAGAAGTTAAAAGTCGTGCTACCTTTAAAGGGTTAGATGACAATGGTGAACCAACTTTTGATCCATATGCACCTATTCCAACTTTAACGTTTGAAGGTTCAGTTAAGTCACACGGTACTAATGCTAGTGTTACTTCTATTGCCAGCAAACCAACTGGGTTTTGGGCTCAATCACGTGAACGCATTTTAACAATAGATGATGACAACTACGGTTGGGCAAAGTACACACAAGCAAATAACGGTGTGTTTACTGATCTATTAACTGCAGCACAAGATACATTAGCTAAGTTTACTATTACACATTATTCTATCTTTGGCGAATGGTGTGGTCAAGGCATTCAAAAAGGTGTAGGTATTAGCAATGTTCCTAAAATGTTTATTATCTTTGGCATTGTTGCATGGGAAGGTCCTGTTGATAACGAAGGCGAACAAACTCGCATTTACTTTACAAAAGATCAAATTGCAGAAACTGTTGCATACGCTAAAGAGATTGTAGGGTTTAACGGTGAAGTTTGGCCAGATAACTTATACACTAAATACGATTTCAAAACATACACAATGGATATCAACTTTAATGAACCTGAGGTTGCACAGAACATTCTTGCTGATCTTACTATTGCAGTAGAACAAGAATGTCCAATTGCTAAACAACTTGGTGCAGAAGGGGTCGGCGAGGGAATTGTGTGGCAATGTGTTACTCCGGGTTACGAACAATCACGCTTTATGTTTAAAGTTAAAGGTGAAAAACACAGTTCATCTAAAGTTAAAACACTAGCAAGTGTTGATATTGAAAAGGTTAATTCTATTAATGAGTTTGCTGATACAGTAGTTACTGAATCTAGACTTACTCAAGGTTTAGAATACTTAAAAGTACACAACATTAGTATTGAACCTAAAAGCACTCCTGTATTCTTAAAATGGATTGCAGATGATGTTGTTAAAGAAGAAACTGATACACTTGTTGCTAGCCATCTAGAAATCAAAGATGTAATAACAAGAGTTAAATATGTTGCACGTACATGGTTTTTAGCACAGGAGGAGATGTAATGGAATTTTTAATAATGATAGCAATAGCGTACTACATAGCAGGTGCACTTTTTGCAACGTTGTCATTTGATAACAGTGATGATGCTGGAAGTTTAGTGTCATGGACACACCGCATGGTCTTTTGGCCAGTAGTAATGTGGAGATGTTAAGTAATGGTATCAACAGATGTAATTGTGATAGGAATGCTAAGTATTTCATACTTAATATTAGGCGCTGGTTGTGCTACGATTTTATCAAATGCACCAGTTGTTAAGCATAGTCCGTTTCGCAACTACTTTATTGTGATAGGATTCTTTTGTTGGCCACTATCACTTCTTTTAATTATAGCATTTGGAATATATTATCCATTTGAAATACTATATAATTTACTAAAAGGAGAAAAATAATGCCACTAGTACCGATAGCGTTAGCAGTAGGAACTTTATTTGGAATTGCAATTACTAAAACAGTTGCAGCTTTCAAGGAGATACAAAGACTGGATGAGTTAAAGAAATGATCAATAAAGGGTTAGCAGCAGGTATATTGTTTTATGTAACTTTATTAATGTATATACATGATAGTGAATACCTGTTGTCACCTATTGAATATTTAGTATTATCATTTAGCTGTTTACTTATTGGTGAAATGTTATATCCAAAAGAATAAAAAACACTTGACAAACAATTTTATTAGTGTATAATATACACATACTAAACAACAAAGGTACACAACATGGCAGTAACACAAGAAAACGTAATTCCTTTGCATGATCGTATTGTTGTAAGACAAGATCCTGCAGAAAGCGTAACACAGGGTGGTATTTTAATTGCA